GGTTCCATGCGCATTTTAAATGCGCAAAGGTGTAAAAATTCTATGGTAATGGAAAGGGTCGTTGACTTTTAGAAACAACTAAAGGAACCGGCATAATAACGTCAGGCATTTTAAAAATATTTGCAGTTTTTAAGCATTTTAATTCTGGTGTTAGACAAGGAGCAGGATTAACTAAATTAGTTGAATTAATGCCAAATAAAAAAGATTCAATATCGGCTGGATTATAAGACAATGTAGTCCAAGATAATTGTCCCGGATTTAAACCATTACCAGCTAATCTAGTATCATAAGCTTGTCCATTGGCGCCATTGGCATATAAAGTCCATGCAGAAGAATCAGTGTATTGTTTTTGATCTAAACAATAATTTCCAGGTGTATTTTTATTGCGTGTAGAAGCCATTTATATATATTTATTATTATAATTTATGAATTATATTTACTTTAATTTTTCTTAAAAAGACTGATGGTTTTATCTTTTAAGCGATCCATAAGATTAGGATCAACATCATCAAGTGTAAATAATTGACAAATGCATTTATGTGTTATATAAAATACATGTTGGCTAAATAATGTGATAAATATTAAATATTCTGAATTACGCCGAATATTTTCCATTTGAGTAGGAGTTCCAGAAAAGTTGCTAAAATCAATTAGTTCATGTTTAATGTCGTCTAAAAGCTGTTTGAAATTTTTGTTATCAATCATTTTTTCAATAACTCGTTTAATTCCTGCATCCATATTAGGATCATTAATTGTTTCAACACCAAATACAGATAATAATTCATCGCGAAATAATTTTTCACAGATTAAATGCACATCATCCATTGTATATTCAAGATCTTCACAGTCATCATCGTCATTGTCATTGTCATCTTGTTTTTCCTTTTTTGGTTCCTCTACTGTAGGTAGAGGTAAGGGTTCTACTACAGGTAAATGTTCTACTATAGGCATAGGCAATGGTTCTACCTTTACAGCTTTCTTTCTTCCTCTCTTTTTAGGTTCTTCTACAGAAACATCTTGTGTTTGAACTACCGGTTCTTCTTTTGTGGCCTTCTTTCTGCCTGCTTTTTTTTTAACAGGAGCGGCAGCAGCAGCAGCAGCTTCTTCTAAAGCCTTAAGTTGTTTTTCTTTTTCTAAAAGATCTGCGGCTACTTTAGCAGCAGCAGCTTGTTTTTCTGCTATATCTTCAAGTTCATGTTGTCTCATCATTTTTCGGTGTAAATTAAGTATTAATTCATTTTCAATGTCGTGATATTTAACAACAAAATCAGTTTTATACATTTATATTAATTAATGAATAGTCTTTAAATTAATATAATTATAATTTGTAAAGAAAATGTAAAACTTTTAGAAGTTTTATTTATGCATACTGTCCAGCAGTGTGTGCAGTGTAAAAATCACGATCTCTTGTTAGTTCTCGTGATGGAACACCTCCTCGGATCCAGCCTTCCGATGCCATACCTTCAATTAAATTTGTAGGGTTTTGAATAGTTTGCTTAACTTCTGGTATCAAAGGCGTTGTATGAAATTTCAAATAGCTTTTTTCAGTTAAACCGGTTATGGTACGCTTGTTAGTGATGGCCTCACCTTGTTGAATTTGTGATTCCAAAATAGGATCCACTGAACCTCTTCCTAAAAATGGCACAGTAGCAAAGGGGCGCTGAAATAAGTCAATTCTGCATCGGGGGTGCGTTTGAATAGTGCCAATTAAAAGACGAGAACTGTCGTCAATATTTGATCCACAAATATCGGATCCCATTGTTCCTGAATAGTTGACACAAGGTTGTGTAACCGCCAACTGTCTAGCCTTCGACATGGTACAGTCTTGTCTAAAATAGTTTTGCAATAAGTAGCTGCATGCTTGTGCGTTCTCAATAGAGTTGATATCTTGACTACAACTGTCATCGCCTAGTCTTGAAATATTATTAAATGCAAAGTCTGAAACAAAAGCCATTTTATATATTATTAGAATATAAATTTCTATAACTTCGTAAAACCTTTTCATAAAGGTGGAGGCAAAACCTTTTTATAAGCAAGCCGAAAAAGGTGGAAGCAAAATTGTTTCTAAAGGTCAGTTAATATGTTTTTTGGTTTCTAAATGTCTGGTAAATAATATTTCCGCAAAGGTTCCAAAATCACACTTATCGCAATAAAATTTAAATTCTTTACTTCTTTCTTCTATAGTAGCGTGTTTTGTTAGTTGATGAGTCTTCATGCCACCCGAATTATTTGTTTTATAAGAACAGAGAGCACATTGCGGATCTAAAATCTTATCACATCTCGTCTTTCTTTTGCCTTCATTTAGATGCTTTACGCTTTCGATATGTTGAGCCCAATGTGACGGGTAAAGACATGCATAGTCGCATTTTTCGCAGTAAAATATTGGTTTTGAAGTTGTTTCCATTTATTATATTTATATGAAGTGTTATCTTTAAGCGACTTCATTTTAAGTATATTATAATACATATACAATGAAGTGCGCATAAAAAATGTAAATATAAATTAATATTGTTACTAAATAACACATTTAAGCAGTTATTTTAGAAGGACTTGCTCTACATAAAGGACATAGTCCATTTCCTCTAATTTTACCTTCATTGTAAATTTCCCAATCTCTTTCGGCCTTTAATACATTTACATGATATCTAATATAGTCATTTTCATATTGTATAAATTCTTCAGTGTTCATCCATGCTGGTCTTTTTAAAAACTGCTTATTTCTAATTTTTATTAGTTCATCGTAGCTATTTTCATCATAAGAACTTGTTAAAATATCACTATATATTCCTTCATAATTACTATATTCATCATATTTTATGCGTTCAGGGTCATTATCATCATCGTCATTAAATTCAAATGGCCAATCAGGACATTTAATTAATTTAGAATGTGCGGGTGGTGTATTTTCTGTAGATCCCCAATAAATAGTTTTACAACATCCGAAACATACTCGATGAATGCAAGTAGGCAAATTTATCAAATTTTTATCTTCCAAACAAACACAGCATTCTCCATTTTCTTGATTTGCAAAATTTATGTCAAGACTAAATTCATCACAATTATAACATACATTTACTCCCTGGTAGTTTGATATAAAACAACTAGGACTTGGATAAGATTCATCGCAAAAATAACACGGTTGATTTTCAGAAATAAGAGACATTATGATAATATATTAAATGAATATGATACAATTAAATTCAATTTTATTAAAAACAACTTAAAATAACTGTATTATAATATATATAAAATGAAGCCACTTAAATATTGCAATGAAAGTTTGAAACAATTCTGCTTAGAAAATGGTGTTGAACTTTGTAGAGATTATTCAGATGTTCTTGTTAGAAGAGAGACTTTTATTGAAGGGAGGTGTAAAACAGAAGGGTGTGATAATATTTTTAATAAAGGATTTGTGGAACTAGTAAAAAAGAATAGTATTTATTGTAAAAAATGCACTTATGATAGTGCTAAAATAAAAAGACAAGAAACTTGTTTAGAAAAATACGGGGTTGAAAGCGTTATGCTTAATGCAGATTTTAAAAATAAATGTAATCCAGTTACAAAATATACACATGAATTATTAGCAAAAATAGTTAGTGAACGAAATTTAATATTATTAAAAAATTATGAAAATGAACGTATTCACGCACATTATATAATAGAAGGAAAATGTATGACTTTAAATTGTAATAATACATTTTCAAAGCCATTATGTAAATTGGTTAATGTTAATTCTTTATGTAAACCATGCACCTATATTAATGCAAAAGAAATAAGAAAACAAACAAATTTAAAAAATATTGGAACTGAGAATTATTTTCAATCAAATAATATTAAAGAAAAAATAAAGGCAACAAATTTACAAAAATATGGCGTAGAATATTGCGCACAATCACAACAGTTTAAGGATAAATTTAAAGAAACTTGTGTTAAAAATTTTGGAGTTACTCATCCTTTAAAAAATAAAATAATTACTGAAAAAATTAAAAATACAAATATTCAAAAATATGGAGTAAATTGGTCTATGCAAAGTGATATTGTAAAAAAAACATCTATAATAAATGCTTTAAAAAAATATGGTGTAAGTCATTATATGCAGATACCAGAACATGCAGAAAATGTATCAAAATTATGTTATTTAATAAAAGATTATACTTTGCCATCTGGAAATATAATAAAATATCAAGGATATGAACATTTTGCGTTAGATGAATTATTGAAAACAATCAATGAAGAACATATATTAAATAGTAAAATAGATGTTCCAAATATTTGGTATAATGATCTAAATGGTAAAAAACGAAAACATTATGTTGATATATTTATACCTTCTCAAAATTTATGTATTGAAGTGAAATCTACTTGGACTATTGAAAAAATGAAAGATAATATATTTTTAAAACAACAAGCTGCCAAAGAATTAGGATATAATTATGAAATATGGGTTTATAATGCTAAAGGAGAAAAGATTAATTGTTACCAATAATGCTCTCAATTTTAAATTAAAATATATCGGTAGTTGTCTCGCACTCTCGCAATTGAGCCTTCAGGTCCATCAGCCTTACCAGAGGGATAGTCTGAATAAAGCCATTTTGCAAATGCACCTTGATCATTTGTAATTTTTGTATTTGCAGTGGAATAGAATCTCATCATAGACTTGTCATTCTGGTAATTGTCATAAAGGTCTCCGTATAGCTGCTTATTTGTATTAATTATGCCAGGATTTAGCATCTGAGTTTGTTTTTTTGCGGCTGAATTAATGTCATCATAAACATCTGGGTTGAAACTAGGTGCGGCTGCTTTGCGATCAGGTTGATCCATGATATCAGTTAAGAGGACATTACCGAAAGGATTTTTCTTGGTTGTAGGATGAAAATCACTGCGTAAAAGTGTTTCTAAAGTAATAGGATTGGTTGTTGTTGTAGAAGAAGCAATAGAACTCATAGGTAACCCTTTAGGATTATTTACTTGAAATCCTTCAACATCTTGTTGTGTCAAGCTTTTTACAATTTTTTCTTTTCTAAATTTGTAAAGGGATACAATAATAGCCAAAGTTATTGCACCTATAATTAGAAAATGTGTTTTTCTGGTGAATAAGAAGCCTAAAAGAGACAATAAAATAACAATGCGACTAATTGCATTTAACTTGGCTTCAAATGATAGATTTGCAGTAGGCCATAATTGTAATATACTGTCTTTATTAAATATGATAGTAGGATCATTGGACCAAAATGGAGTTGTCATTATATATATATAAATCTTTAAAATTTTAGATTTATATATTCTTTAGAACTAACAAATATTTGATATTTTATTTATTTCTTCTTTTTGCCCTTTTTGGAAGATATTTTTGTATTGCTTATTATTGGTTCACTTTTGGCGTCAGTTACACTGATTATTGGTTTTGCACCTCTGGGTGTTTTCTCTACTTTTTCACCTGTGCTAAATATTTTAATAATTTCTTCTTCGGAAATAGACTGTGTATTTGCTGTCTGAGTTGTTTGAGATTTAGGAGCTGTTGTTTTGTTAGCTTGGACCTTACTTTGCATACGCTCACGCATTTTAGCGGCCTTCATATTTTTGTTTAATTGGGCTTCCATTGCACCCATGTTCATTTTTGCACCCTTTCCTAATCCGGGAATGCCCATTTGGCTAAACATTTTCTGCATATCTCCCATTCCTGGCATTGATTGCATCTTATTTAAAAGATCCATACCTTCGCTCATTAGCTCGCTCTCCTTTAGCTCGCCCGACTTAATTTTTTCATCAATTTTGTTACCAATATTTTTCACCATTCCCATCATTTTGCCTGGGTTTTTAAAAAGCTTTTGAAAGACATCCGTTGCATCTTTAGTTTCATTTAAATCTAGGTTCAAATCATTAGCAGTTTCTTCTGCTAGTTCCATTGCTAATTTCCCCAACTTACCACCCATCATGCTATTAATGTGATCATGAATTTGCTCTGGAGTGGGCATATTTTCCATATTTATATTAGGATCACTAGAATTGTTAGATTGATCAGTATTTGTTCCATCTTCTGCTGTAGAATTTGTTTCAAATAAATTTTGCATGTTTTCAAATGTTTCTTGTAATTTGTTCTTTAGTTCGTCTTCATTGATTGCTTCAAATAGCTTTGCAGTGTCACCTAATTCAGAACTAGTATGAACAGATCCAATAACTGAGAATAAAATTAGTTGTAAATACTTCCAAATGGTATCGCGAGTTGTATCGCTAATATTATCAGACCATATAAGTTTGAATACAATACCAGGAAGAAATTCAGTATTTTCTTCGGATTCCTCTTTAAAAATTTCTTGATTCTTGTATAAAATATCAAAAAATCGTTCAGGAAATACTTTAACACAATGTCTAAAGACAGCTAAACATTCAACTTCTTTTTTATCTGAATTTCCTAGAGTCCACCATCTTGAAACAATACCGGCATATTCTGGAAAAGTTGTTAGTATATCAATTACAAAGTCATTAATAATTTTATAGAATTCATCAGGGACTTTTATATCTTCAACAGATTTTATAGGTTCAGATTTAGTTTCAGACATTTATATAGTTTCTATAAAAGAAATATATTTAAATCAAACTAACAAAATATATTTTATTAAATAAGTTTTTAAATAAAATATATGTAAAAATATTTAACTAATAAATTGACAAATTTATAAAATAATATTTATTCAATATTAGGTACCATATAAGCTAGCTTACATAAATTCTGAATATATTTCATTGTTTTTGCTTGATTGTCAGAAGACATTTGCTTCACTGGATTACGCAAACGATCAATACATTCCATAATATGTTCTGCATTACCACTTCGTGTGAGATCATTTGCATAGTCCTTTTCAATGAAAAAGTTAACATCTCCGGCAAGAATTCTGTCTTGATATGGATTAGCTACATATTTAATCCAAATTCTAACAATGAGCTTAGGATTTGCCTTTCTAATTGCAATTAGTGAATTTTTTGCAGCTAATATATCAGTGTCATCGGGGAAGACATTGTGAATATCTGTGAGAAATTCAACAAAATGATCATTAAAAATGGTTAATAAATTAGTATTAGGTGTAGACATTTAATAATTTATTTAAATATTTTTCTTTAAATATTTTTCTTTAAATAATAATTTAAAATGTTTCATCAGTAAAATCTAAGTTTTTTTCTGCTAAATTTTCTAAATATACTCTGGTATCAGTAAATCCTCCAATAAATTGATCATTATTGAAAACAATTGGAAATGTTTTCCATTCACGACTAGTTAATTCTTGAATAAAATTTAAAAACTCGGTTTTATATTCAATCAAATATTCATCACAATCAATAACAGTAAATGTTATTTTTTGTGTTTCAAGCAATTCTTTTACTTTTTTACAATTAGGGCAGCCACTTTTGCTGTAAATTGTGTATTGTGTTGTTTCTGATGGTTTTTCAAAGTCCTTAAGTTCCATTTAATATATTATTTTGATACAATGTATTTAAATTGTTTTAAAATATTTAAAGTAAAAAGTATTTAAAGATATCTCTCGTTATTTAAAGTTAGACAATTCTGCTTCTCGTTTTCTCTGCAACGCTTCAATACTCATCTCACCCTCTTTTAATTTGTCCGATTTATAATCATGATCATCTTGAGGCAAATGCATTGATAAATTTCCTGAATCATTTAATGAAACATAACTATGCATTTGCCTTAATCCTCCATCTCCTTTAACACTTAATTCTGTGTCTGATTGATCTAAAAAACTGTAATTATCTGATACAATACCTGAGCCAAATGCTCCAAAACTAAATCCATCTAGAAATGAAGTTGGTTCCATGTTATTTTTGGTAGCTTGCTTAACTTGAACTTGTTGTGCGGGTTTTAAATGCTGGTAAATTTGATCACCATAAATAACTTTATAATTTTGGTTCAATAAAAGTAGAGCAGGAACTCTGGTGACATTTTCAGGCATAATTATCTTTTGTTCATTTTGTAAAACAATAAAAATCTTGCCATTACTATCCTTAATTCTCTTGTCAATACAAATAAAATGAATATCTTTAGATACGCCAATTTTTGAAACAGTTTGCAATAACTTTTTGGATGGTTCGCAAAAATTACTATAATATAAAATACTGCTCATTAAATTATTCAACCTTTAAAAAATATCTAGCTAAACTTATTTTCCACCTTTTGAAAGGTTTTGCGAAGCTAAAGCCAAACATATTCAACATTTTAAAAAGTTTATGAATATATAGCTAAATATAATCATAATTATTTATTAAATGTTTGGCTTTAGCTTCGCAAAACCTTTCAAAAGGTGGAAAAAATTGAAATTATTTAACATATTATTAAATATAATATTAAATATACCCTATTATATAAGATATACTATGAGTGCTAAAATTGAAGAATTAAAAGAATCTGGTGATATTATGACTTTTACTCTTATTGGAGTAGATACATGCTATGCAAATGGAATACGACGAGTTATCCTCTCAGAAATTCCTATAGTTGTTTTTAAGACAACACCTCATGAAGAAAATAAATCAAACATTTTGATCAATACTTCACGGCTAAATAATGAAATAATTAAGCAGCGTCTTAGTTGCATTCCAATTTGCATTAAAGATTTACAAATTGATTTAGAGAATTATATGCTTGAATTAGATGTAGAAAATAAAACAGATACCATGATTATGGTCACAACAAAAGATTTTAAAATAAAAAATTTGACAACACAATCATATTTAGATGATAATACTTTACGAGAAATATTTCCTCCTTATGTTCCACCAACTGGTAAGGGTGAATATTATATAGACTTTTTAAGATTGAGGCCCAAGATTTCGGAAGAATTGCCAGGAGAGAGAATTAAGTTGACTTGTGCATTCAGTATTTCAACTGCAAGAGATGATAGTATGTTTAATGTGGTAGGAACATGTTCATATGGTTTTACACCAGATAGAGAAGAAATGGTAAAGCAGCTTTCTCTGCGTCAAGATAAATGGGAAAAAGAAGGTAAAACAGCAGCAGAGATAGATTTTGAATCAAAGAATTGGAATTTGTTAGAAGGGTTAAGATATGTTAAGAAGCAGAGCTTTGATTTTATTATTCAAACAATTGGTATTTATGATAATAAGGATATTATTATTAAGGCGTGTGAAATTTTGATCCAAAAAATAGATTATCAAAAACAATTATTGGATAAAGATGAATTGCAAATAGAGCCTGCAAATAATACATTAGAAAATTGTTATGATGTCACTCTTGTAAACGAAGATTATACGGTAGGTGTAATTCTAAATAATGAGCTTTATGAGACATTTTACAAAGAGCATAAAACATTATCCTATACTGGATTTAAAAAGATGCATCCACATGATACTGATAGTTTATTGAGGATAGCCTTTTCTGGACCGACATCAGGTAAATCAAATGTAAAAGAATTACTAACAACTGTCATAGTAGATGCAGTAAGAAAAATAGAGAGTATTATTGATTGTTTTAGTGGTAAGCGCCGTAAATAAATTTTGTCATATATTTTGTCATATATTTACCCCCAGGTTAAATATTATAAGTTTTTGAATAAAACGCCTAAATAAATAAAAATAATTATTAAAATTTACAAATTATTTTTATTCAACTTTTTTCATAAATATCATCACTATTATTTACATATTATTTTCCGCTTTAATTGTATCTACATTCTGCTTTCTCAAGCTATAATTTAAGCTATGCATTAACAATGATGGATGCAATTCATTCACATATTTTTGCACAACACTGTTATTTACAAAAAGATTTTTGGGTCTTAAATCATTTATAAACTGCTGATGTATATTAAACATATGAGTTCTATAATGTGATCCAAATTCACTTAATGGCCTTTCCTTTCTCACATAACATGCCAAATAATTTTGATGCAATGCATTTGTAAACATATGCACTTTGCTTCTGCACTCCGAAAATTCCTTCTTCATCTCTGGATAATACTTGAAAAACTCTGGTAATTTTCCTTCCTTTCTCAAAGTCAAATATTGATATTGTAATTTCGGTTGATTTCCTTTTAGATGTCGTACTTCTTCATAAATTGGATTTCTTATTTTTGTGCGTTCATTTGTTTGCATATTTTTTATAACAATACCCATAATATTATAAGGTGTATTTGCCGATGCAAATTTCTCAATAAGCTCCGTATATGTTGTAAATTCATACACCTCTGGAAAACGAATGCTTGTTTCTAACCATTGTCCATTAGATCTTACTGTATATATATTTTGTGGTATTACTTCTACTGTTGTATCTTTATTTACAATTTCATATGCTTCAACTAAGTAGAGCTGTGGTTTAGAAAAAGGTACTACAATTCGGTTTTCTGGATGCTGCAAAACAAAGCTGTAACAAAACAGCGGATTTAATGTCTCTAACTCAAAATTATTTTCTTTACATGCCTCTTCAAACATGCTTTTAAATGTTTTTCCATTTTCTTTCTTGTAAAAAGCAACATCCGCATCTACTGTACTTCTAGTACCAATCTTCCATTTTTGCGCAAAACTATCATAAAATACATTTATCATTGTACCCTCAATAAATTCTTGTGCAATTATATGATCCATTTTTGTATCATATTTTTTTATAAATTTATCCGCAGCTTGTGACTTTGGAGGTGAAAAACATACAACCTTGTTATCTTCGTTAATAATTACTGATCTTAAAAGACCATATAAATTCATAAAATCTAATACAATAATATCTTTATTATATCTAACAATTTTATATTTTTCATTTGATTTAGTAGAATATTCAGATATTGAGATCTCAATAGTTGGGTTATTTTTATTTTCCAATATATCAGTAAATCCCGGAATTTTATTTAAACTATATGATGCTATAGGTGACATTTCTATTTATAATTAAATATTAAAATGTCTTTAAACCCTTTCATAAATAATCTTTCATTTTTAACCGTAAAACAAACAACTATAACTAACAAATTTAAGCATAAGACTGATTTTTATTTATCATATTTTTTCAATCATTTGATTATAGTCTTTCAATTAAGTATTTATTAAGTAACTAATATAGATAAAAAATTTCTATTATAAATATAAGATAATGTCAGAAATAATAGATATTAGCGAAGAAAACAAATTAAATCCCGTTTCGGCTTTATCTGCAGAAGATATAGACCTAAAACCTGACGAGACTTCTGATCAAGAAGAAGAAGAAAAAGAAAAAGAAGAAGTACAACAACAACAACCTGTTAAAATTGTTAAATTTACACTTAGATTAGGAGATATTATTAATATTAAGGCTCCTACTAATGAAATACTTAATGATGGCACTTTTCTTATAGAATATATTGACAATGAAAAACTTAAATTAATTAATGCCGAAACTTTTGAAAAAACACAGTTGCGAATTAATAAAAATGGTGTTATCGGTGACGGTAGTATTACCGAAATTAAAATAATTAGCAGCAATCCTAATCGTGGTTATGCTAGACAACATGGCTTACTAACTGGAACCTGGATTAATATTTATTTTGGAGGAGATATGCCTCTTATCATTACTGGTCAGATTACTGATCTAGAACAAGATATGATTGAAATTAAAACTATAGATGATGAAACTATTTATATTAATTTTGCATATCATGGAATCCCAGAAGAACTTCCTATTGAGGCATTTGAAATTAGACCCGCTCCTGAAATTGTTACAGAAAAAGAAAAAGAAAGGGAAAAAGAAAAACTACCTGAATTTCAAGAAGAAGAGGAACTAGAATATACTGATCAAGAAGAAGGTGAAATAGTTGATAAAATACCTGTTAAAGAAATTAAAAAGAGAGCTGAACGCCTATTTTTTAATGCAGATGATATTGTTTTTGGTGATATAGTTGATGTTGAGCAATATGTTGAAGTAGATAAAGATAAATATAGATTTAATCTTGAAACACAAACAAATGATTTGTTAGATGAAATGCTTTCTTCTATCCCTAGCAATAAACGAACTAACAATGTTTTAAATAAAATACATATTATGATTTCTCGTTTTATTCAATTACGAGAAATGTCATCTACATTTGATAAAAATAAAAATGTTACTGGATTTATTCATAAAACCGCCAATGATCGCCCTCTTGCAAATTATTTATCTGAATTCAAAAATGACCTATATTGGATTATGATGGTTGCTAAAAATGTCAAGAAAACATATGTTATTGATGAAGGCAATAAATATGAAAGAGTAGGAGATATTGAAATCATACCTGAAATACAAAATATTTCTGAAATGTCTAGTTTATTTAGAAGATACAAGTCTAATGAAGGTATTGAAGGTCAAAATAAATATTCGGGTCTTTATAGTGCATTAAATCCATATTTGACACCGTTTTCTTCTGCTAATTTAGAAAATAGTGATGCATTTAGCACAGAAAATAGAGTTATTATTGAAGGTAATGTGAAAACTAATATTAATGCAATTATTGATAATTTGGGAGAATTATATTCTACTGTAGTTGCCAGAGGAAATGAAACTACTAGAAAATTTATTATACAAAAATATAATTTAGGATTAGATAAATTACATGTTGAAAGTGGACTTTTTAAAGGTTCTAAAATGGATGCTGATCGTGTTAAACTAACAAATGATGATGAAATTGCAATTACATCTATGGTTACTCTTCCTGAACCTACTGTGCAATTTTCACAAGTAAATTTGCCAGGATCTAGTTTGTTAGTTAAAGCCAATTTAAATTTGCATTTTTTAAACTATTGGCAACTTCTTAAACAACGCTCCGATGTTTCAACAATAGAGATTGATGGATTGGATAATGAATTAGAATTTAATGATGGTAACTTTGTAGATAATATTAAAAACTATATGTTAAATCTTTCTGATTATGAAATGCCAGGAGGTGTTAAACTAACAAATTTGGAAATTTATAATCAATTTTTGAAAATCATTATTCCAAAAATTATTATTCTTTTTAACCTTGTAAAAAAATACATCAAGGGTAAATTATCAATGTCTAACTTAATCACATACTTAGAACCTTTTTTAATTTATTCTGATGATCTCACTTACATGAATTATAAAGAAATAGATAAATTTATTAAAGAAAAAATAAGAGAATATAACTCTAAATATATTGAATATAGCAGAGCATTTTCTATTATAAACACAATAAAAGGTGAAAAAAACCAAGCTCCTTTTATTTTTACACTTCTTGGTAGTAATTATGAAATGCAAAATAAGGTTTTTGGTGCATACAATTATACTTTTAATCCTGATCAAAATTTTTCATCTTCTGAGCTTTTAAAAAAGATTACTTTGTTAGATTATGGTAATTTATTTAATACTGCAGTTGCGTTTACTAATTTGCCACTTATGTATCCTGCTGAACTAAATCCTTTATTTGAAGCAGATAAAGAGGCGATGAAAGCTAAACTTGATAAGGCATTAGAGAAAGACAATTGTACATCTTATGTAATTGCAAAAAAGTATTTTACAAAAGATCAACTTGAAGCAGATAATGACAAAATTATTTATTTTGATAGAGAATATGATACAACTAATTATGATATGGTAAACGAGGAATTCAAAAAAGAACTAGACACTCTTTCTGCTGAAGAGCTAGAAATATATATTGCAGAACAACTTAAAAAGAAATATAAAAAGGAAGAACGAGATGCCGATTATTTGGCAGAAACCCTTGTCAATCAAGCGAAAAAAGTTATTGAAGGACAATATGCAATTCTTGCGTTTGGACCAGACAATACACAAGTTAGCGAAAACATGGCTGAATTAGAATATTATATCAGAAAAAATAATATATGGGTTAAGGCCGAAGAAGTTGATCCTAAATGGTTTATTCAGGATACGGATATTTTATGTAATATTAATCCTACTTGTATTTATAATGCCAAGAAAACCCCGGAAGATTCATGTGAAACTGTTGAAGTCGCAAAAGAAACTATGGTTTCCACTGCATTAAAAGATATTATGAAACAATTTGATAAAAATTATAAAATATCTAAAGATGAACTAACAACTTATATTAATAAACATCTTTCTTATTATGAAGATGTTATTACACGAATTCAATCTCTACAAAATAATGAATTTTACAAATATAATAATCAAAAATATAATATTGGTCTTTCTATTTCAGAAAAAGAATTAGATCGAAAAGTATCTCCTTATTTGAAGCTTTGCAATCTCATTGTAGGACAATCCGATTTTGTTAAACAACAACATGATATTTGTTTATTTGCCGATAAATTTTGCAGAATTGGTAATCCTGAAATACCAAATGTGAATGATGGTGAAATGGAAGATATTTGGTGGTTTTATTGCAAAGAAACAGACACTAAGCTTATTCCTGCATTCAGGGTTCTTTTGGCAAGAACATTTGTCAGAAAACCAGAAAAATATGAAAAGTATATGCAAACAATTATTAAAACTATCGGTAAATTAGGTGACAATGGTGATGCATGGGTTGATGAACATAGTGGTGAAGTTATTCGTTATATTGATTTAGATGTTAGTGATGGATTTAAAGATGGATTTAAGGATGTTAGTAGAAGCATTATGGAACAAGATGCTAATGATGTTGCTATTGAAGAGCATAATGAGCGTAAAAACAAAAAAGAAAAACGATTGTCTCCTGAAGGACAAATTGTTTCAAATATTGTTGTTTCTATTACATCTAATATGGGTATTAATTTAGATAATTATCATGATTATATTGTTAAAGTTGTAACTGAACTTATGGCAGATGTTAAAGTAATTGAAAAAGAAACAACATATAGAGAAAAAGAAAAAAAGGCTGCCAAAGAGGGCAAAAAATTGCCTGAATATATGTTAGTTTATAGCTCTGCATTATTATATTTAACTCTTGGCATGATATTAATTTCTATACAAACTAGCATTCCATCAATTAAAACTAGAAAGACATTTCCCGGATGTGTGCGTTCATTTAGCGGCTTTCCATTTGAAGGCGAAGGTGATGAATCTGGATTAAATTATTTAACATGCATTGCACATAAATATAAAAATCCACAAACTATTCCTTGGAATGCCATCTCTAGAATTAATTTAGAAAGAATGACAGCTACTTTAAAGGCATATATAATCAAATATTTATTACCTTATCCTGAAGTTGAACAAAAAATTAAGGAAAAAGTTGAATATTTATTATTAAATCCTGAAAAAAATGATATTCCTGATGAACATTCTATGTCATTTTGGACTAATTTTTTACCACCTTTAAGACCATTTCATATTAAAGGACTAACAACTGTTGGAGAAAGTTTTGAAGATGAATTAAAATCTGATCTGACCTCTGGTAATCCTAAGCAACTTGAAAAATTGTTAGTTTTACAATCTAAAATTACCCAGTTCTCTCTTTCTATGCAAGAAGATATACAAAAAATAGTTGAAACAAAAGATCTATTAATGAAAGCCAGTGGATTGCCATTTATGGTAAATGCATGCTGTAATGAAACTGATCTTTCAAATTTAACAGCACTCCAATATTTTATCAAAGAAAATCCTAATATCGGCATTAATAATCAAATTGTAAGGGAACTTACTTCATTATTGCGAAGCTGTTATAAATTGAATGAAAGTGCTATAATGTTGAGTGAAGTTGATACTAAACGAATTTTTCCTGATATTTCCAATGATTTTAGTGATGAAATTATTTATCGTGCATTTATTAGCATGTGCAATTTTCAATCATCTATCCCTTTAACTGAAGATTTGATTTCCATTTGTATGGATAAACCCAATTATTTATCAAAATCTGATACAATTCAAGAAAAAATAGCTAAATTGAAACGCGATGATAGGCATTATACTAAGGATATGTTTTTAAGATTGTTCCAAATTGTTAGTAGAAATAATATTATTAAAATATCTTTGTCTTTTAATACTCCCTCTTGCATTGAACCTTTACGAAAATTGTTAGTTACTATGGATGCAGCAGATGAACAAAATGTTGCCAAAGCATTAAGAGGAAAATTAGAAGCTCTTTTGGATACATATGATCTAACAATTCAAGAAGATACAGACGATATGCGTCATTTGAAAAATTATTTAGCTAAAGCAAATGAAAATATGCGTAAAGAATTAATTAGTTTTATTAAACGCAAGGCTAAAATTGGTAGAGCAGAATTGAATAAACTAACAAATTTTTTAAATGAATTATCTGTTTGGCAATTTGATGTACATAGAAGAAATGATGATATTAAAATTTCAGATGATGCATTATATAACTATATTAATTTTAATAAAAATTTCATTTCACTTTTTTCAACCGTATTTCCTACTATGATTTTAAATGAAAAAAGGACATCATTTATATCACATTCTTATTGGAAATTTGCACAAAGTCATAATTTAGAATTAAAAAATGATATTGAAACTTATTTGGAGCCTTTATATCGTTTTTTCAATAATGTTGCAATTAACAATGTAGTTACAGAAATACAGAATATTACTAAGGGTATTCTTTTACTCTCTCAAGTTACACCAGTTACAACTAGTACTAAAATTGGAGAAAAAGAATTATATAATGTATTTGACAAACTAACATCTACGCTACTTTATGAATATTATATTTTGCAAATTTTTACGGATTATATCCATCTAACAGAAGATCCTAATATGGCTTCACAAATGCTTAAAACACCAACTAAAGAAACAACCACATTATATACTAGTGACTTTTTAGTTGAACAACAGTTACAAATGGCTGCATCTGAAGACATATATTTAGAAGGCAATGTTGATAAATTACAAGAAGATACTGCTCGTTTGTTAGTTGCTTATCTTACTATTATGATGAAAACAAAGAAAACAATTGACTTATCTTATGATAAGATTGATGATCTTATATTTAAATTAAAGGAAGCAGAAAAATATACATTTACAGATAGATTAAGAGATCTAGATGATGAACAAAGAGAAGTAGAAAATGTGTTGAAAATTTATAAATTGGGAGTTTGGTCTACTGGATTATCTAAAGGAATTAAGGAATATGATCCTGAAAACTATGAGCATGAAAAAGAGGTATCTAGGCGTATTGCAGAAATACAAAACGGTCTTCGCCGAACTGGAGCTATTGATGAAGCTACAGAATTGGATTTAGAAGATGCATTAGATGATATGGCAGCACAAGATTTTATAGATGCAGATGAACTGCAGATGGGTGATATTGGTGAAGATTATTTTGATGGGGATCCATTTGGAGAAGAATATGGAGGAGAAGAAGAATAAACTAACAAAGTAATAACTATAAAAAGAGTATAATTTAAACTTTTTATAAAACTTTATATTATATATAACTACCATGTTAAGATCATTTATAAGAAATAATATAACACTCTCTGCTATAACATTATTTATTGTTATTTTTGCAGCAGTTCATGCAATGAGACCTAAATGTTTATATAAGCAGGATGGTAGTATTCGTGAATTTGGGGTTGGAACAAAAAATAAAACAATTATGCCTGTGTGGCTTTTTTCTATTATTTTAGGAATTTTATCATATTTATTTGTTTCATATTATATTGCTTACCCAAGGTTGCAATAAATGCTTACCCAAGGTTGCAATAAATGCTTACCCAAGGTTGCAATAAATGCTTACCCAAGGTTGCAATAAATGCTTACCCAAGGTTGCAATAAATGCTTACCCAAGGTTGCAATAAATGCTTACCCTAGATTGAACTAACAAATTTTACATTTATAATCTACCTGATGATCCAAAATAATAAAAGGAAGGACCAATAATAATTTCTGTTATAGTTTTGGACATTTTTAAAGAGACATATCCATTTGTTTTTTGTGGCATTCTTCTTATTTTTCTATTCATTTTTTTAAGACGCTTTGGTGTTAGTTGTGTCATGTATTTTCCATTTCTTAAGCGATGATATCCTGAATATTCTAAAATCAAATTTGTTAGATCAATTGGTATAAATAGAGGGAATACTGTGGTCATTTTTCTTTAAGTTCTTTTTTATAATATTAATTGATTAATTGTTTCTATTAATATTATTTTTTTCAATTTTTTAAAAGGAGGGGTCATAGGGTCTGCGAAGCGATGACCTTGGTTCCCTTAAGAAACCGTATAAACAACTGAATCATTTACTGCCTTTTGTTTTTCCAATTCTTCTTGTTGTTGTTCATAAGCATCATATTCTGCCTTAATACTATCCACATCCTTAACACATCCTCTTGCATCTAAATTATAATACACAATTGATGACACTAACATTGCAGTATAGATGTACCACATCGCTTCACCTATATTTTCTCGTTGAACCACTAAATCTAACAATTTTTGCTTTAGATCCTCAGGTCCTCCTTTTTCATACATACCTTCTTTCATTAATGGTTTCAATTTGTCCCAAATATTTATAAAATTATCTGGATACATTTGATTTACCAATATAGATTGATTTCCACAAATTTTCATCAAAGCTTCGGCAGCAGATGTTAGTTCCTTCCTTTTATTTGGATCGCTTTCTTTTTCAATTGCATTATTAATGTTAGTATCAATCAAAACCTGTGTTAAAATATCTGTTGCTCTTCCAGAGATTGCAAAATAACCAATTACATCTGAAAATACATTTTTTAATCCTGGATATGCTGTAATTAATGCCATCATTACACCAAAAATTAAAAACCATGGAATTAGAGTATATAAAATTGCTGCACCTGCATTTTTACCCGCACTACCTTTACATTTATCAATCAAATATGTAATATTTAGTGTTAGTTGTGTGCATATTACAATTAATAAAAATAAACCCATTTTTTTCATACATTCTGTATAATATGTTGCAAAATCATCAGTTGTTAATGTATTATTTGTTAGTTTCAATTCTGGCTTACCAATTACAGGCACAGGAGAAATATATAATATCGTTGTAATTATAAATAAAAATAATGATAAAAGAGCAATATCCATGTATATAGATAATTGGTATAATTTTTTTTTGTTTTTTATATGTATTTTATAAAGCTATTACATGAATTTCAATAATAACTATGCTAAACCAATTTTGACGGAACCAGGAGTTAAATACTTCTTAAATGAAACTTTAAAACAATGCCATGCTTTTAAAGAAAAATATCATAATACAATGTTTAATATAGGAATAACAATTGGGTTTTTTATTATTTTAGGGATCCTTTTATTATATAAATACAAAGGTAAACTAACACCTGAAGAAATAGAACAAAAAGAAACTCAAAAAAAACAATATATATTATCTAAAATTAAAAACTATCAGGAAACAAAACTCAGAGAACAACAACAGTTAATTACTGGATTACCTCACTGGGATGATGAACTTGGAACAAAATATGTATTTTAGACTTTTATTATTTATCTCATTATTCTTATTGTTCTCATTGTCTTTGTGTTTATTGTCAGAATAAATATATAAACATAAATTATAATGAGTGAATCTAAAGAAAATAATTCAGTAAGTCCCAAAGAGAAAATTTCTGTCGCTGAAGCTATGAATGAATTTTATAAACTAAAGTCTAAATATGAATCTGATTATCATGAAAAATACATTAAACCAATATTAAAGGCTAATGATAAGAGTAAAAAAGAAAAACGCATTGAATATCAAAAGCTTCCCAAAGCTGAATGCATTAATTGCAAACGAAATGTAGGTAGTATTTTTACAATAAAAAATCAAGATAATGTAACTAGAGTATTTCTTGCAAAATGTGGTGATTTAAGAGATCCTTGTCCTCTTAATATTAATTTTGATTATACTTTCCGAAGTGAATTAAGTAAAGAATTGTTAGACGCTGACCGTGAAATAAATGAAATGAAAAATCAAATTATTATTGATAAAAATAATATTATGTTTGGTTATGATGATCCACAAAAACCATCATTTATGAATTTTAATGCCAACATATCTGAATTAAAAACAGTTACAGAAGGTGCAGGATTTATCATGGAAATTAATATACAATTAAATGACAATCCTGTTAAAAATGATTTAATCAAAAAAAATGAAGATAAATTTGGTATTGAATATTTATTGCCATTTAAGGAAATGATTAAAACATTTGATCAAACTAATAATGCTCAACATGTAAATAAGGCTGTTAAATTTTATGTTGATGAAATGGTTCCACTAACAACTACTAATAGAAATCTTAAATACGAGGTTTGTTATGTTGATTTCTTAGAAAAAAAAGACAATCCAGATCCAGATGAAAAAGGTGATTTATACATTCTAATTCAGAAAAAAAATACTCTTCAAAATTTAGAATATACATTATTTGGAAATGATGAATTAAAATCATTCACTAAAGGGGTTACTGGATTTGTTAGTTCAACTTCTACTAAAACTAGGAAAAACTTGGAACAAGTTCACAGAAAGACACGCAAATTGCGACCTTCTATTGAATTTGAAGAAGAAGGAGAAGAACCAATTAATCTAAGAAAGAAATTAGTTTTAGTAAATGCAACAGAAGCATTAGAAGAATTAGAAGAACCCAAAAAGGTCGCATATAAACAAACTGCTGCTGAGATTAATCCAGAATTATATAGAAGAGTGGAAGGCAATATTATTCCTCGTCGCGGACCAAATGGTTCTATTACATGGACAAATGAAGCGGGAGAAAGGGATATGGCTTATCAGAGAACATGGGATGGATTGTCCCCTGAATATAAATCTGCATTGTCTGAAGATGAAGATTGGATGAAGAAGACAATGGATTATTTTATTGAATATGATAATCTTAGAAGACAAAATAAGATACCATATATGTCTGTTAAAGAATTTGTGCATCCAGATGGTTTATTATTACCACCCCAAAAGATTGGTGAAAATAGATACGATTACGGTAATGCTGTTTATAATAAGTTATTAAATACTGATCCTCCAGGTGTATGGTTAACCTTTTTACCTAATCCTGATAATCCAAAACCTAAACTCAAGGATACAATTGTGGGCAAAATGTTTCCTGACTATTATGCTAATGAATATAATCCATATTTGGAAGCAATTGCAGCTACTTTAAAAAGCAAATTAAGATTTACTAACAGTTTTTAGAACTGTACTCTTTATATTAAATTTTCATAAATTATATTATATCATTATTATTTATGTTAACCAAATATATATCTATACCACTCTTTTTAAGTAGTTTTATTATTGGATTAATATTTATATTTTTTTTAGGTCCTGAAACTAAAACAATATATAAATACCCTTCTCCTTTAAACTACAAAGATATTTTATATAAAGATAAGGTTGAACAGTGTTATCAATTTATACCCAAGGAAACTAATTGCCCTATTAATCCACTTTCTATCAAAACAGTACCTATTCAAGCGTAAAGCTTCGCAAATAATATAAAGTAAACCTTCATATAAAATTATGAATAATATAAAATATATACATAATTTATATTATAAACAATAATGTACTTATCTAAATTTGTTCATTCAGAAACTGGTAGATATTTAATGTCTATATTACTCGGATTCGGATTAGCCACTTTATTTAGACAAGTATGTGTAGGCAAAAAATGCATCAATTATTATGCACCCCCTGTTGCTGAAATTGACGGAGAAATTTACAAATTTGATCACGAATGCTATAAATTACAGAAAAATGCCGTTAAATGTGATACTAAAAAACAAATTGTATCTTTCAATTGATTTATTTTTGCGTAAATTAACCGCATTTATTTATCCGTAATATTATATTAAATGACCGATATTAATACAACTAGTATCCATGATTTACCAACTGATCCTATGGGATCTAATTCTAATAATATATCTATGGTTGCAACTGAAAAAAATATGGCTCCTCAACAACAATCACCACCACAAACTACTATGTCCCTTGATCAATCTACCATCAGTCAAATAGTCAACGGATTACAACAAGCTAGTGTTACTGGTGCAACTATGCTTCCTAGCAGGGATATCCCCCAAAATACACATGTTATCACACAAGACTCATATGTTCAACCAAATTATGTACCCCCTCCAACTAACACTGATTATATTAATGATCAGCAAGATGTTTCAGAATACATTAATTCTTATCAAAATGATGCACAAGTCAAAAATTCATTAGATACAATTTACGATGAAATTCAAATACCACTTTTAATATCTATCTTATATTTCTTATTTCAACTACCAATTATGAAACAAATGTTATTCAAATATATTCCTTTGCTTTGTCATAATGATGGCAACTATAATTTAAATGGACTTTTATTCACATCTCTTGCATTCGGGATCTTATTTTTCTCTTTATCAAAAACAATGAAACAAATCAATTCCGCTTTTTAGATACAAAATTTAATAACATATTAAATATAAATTAATAAATATATTTAATATATTTAATATATTTAATATAAAATGTCAAAATTATTTATTCAAGTATATTCAGATTTACATATAGAAATGATGAAAAACTTTCCACAACTAAAACCTACAGCTAAATACCTATTTTTAGTTGGGGATATTTGTCAATTAAACGATCCCTTATTTTTTAGGTTTTTTGATTATTGTTCACCATTATGGGAAAAAATATTTTATACTCCAGGAAACCACGAATTTTATTTTAAAAAGAAAAATTATAATCAATTAAATTTTGAATATGATCTTAAACTTAAAGAGAGATATAAAAATGTATTTTATTTAAATCGTAATTCAGTTCCTTTAAATGACGAAATAGATGTATATGGTTCTGTATTTTGGACTAGTTCTTATCATAATAATTTAAATGATTATAAACAGATTATGCAGTTTTCTGTAAAAAAGAAATACAATATACCAATTGATTATAATTTTATGAAAAAAATATCAGAAGAGGATTTAAAAAGTATTTCAGATTATTTAAACCAAGCCACAAAAAAAACAATTATCATGACACATTTTCCACCAATACAAACAGGCACTAGCAATCCAGTATATGACAGTCAATCGCAAGTTTTAAAAGATTATTTTGCTTGGAACAATATTTTAAAGGATTTGAATTTGACTAAGGCGCCTTTATGGCTAAGCGGACATACACATTGGTCTTATGATATTATGCATAATACTAATAATACTAACAATGTAAATACAAGATTATTATCTAATCAATACGGATATAGCAAAGAAATTGGGTTTACTAACTTAATTGAAGACGGACTTTTTGAAATTAACTTGTAAATAAAATATAATATTAATATATTTTATATGAAAGAAATATCTGACATATTCACATATCAATCAGATCTAATCGTTTCAATTGCAATGTTTTACATGATTATTTTAAGTAATACTGTTAAAAATATACTTACTTGTCATCAAATTCATTTTTTAGAAACCAATAAATATATTATATTACTTACTTCTTTCATGTTATTTTATTTTTTATGTTCCCTTGTTTCTAATACTGGATATTTAAAATATGTTCCACCTATACAAAAATTATTATATTCAATTATTTATTTTTTCGTATTATTACTTACAACACGTCTTGATTTTAAAATAACATTTGCTGTTCTTGCATTAATTTTTTTACTTTATTTTATACAACTTAATAAATCATTTTATTCAAATGACGACAATTCTAATTCTAGAAATGATTTAGTTTCTGCTTCTCTAAAAAATGACTACAAAAATTATTGGATTACAATAGATTTTCCATTTAGAATTAGATTAATTGAATTTAATAAAAGCCACTTAGAGTTTATTAAAAAAATAGAACGGATACTATATATTATCATTTATGTATTAATTGTTTTAGGTGTAATCTCATATGGAGGTGAAATTAAAGATACTTTTAAAAATAAAAAAAATGTAACATGGCATGATGTTTTTCTCAACAATGAAATATGTAATATAAAAGATAGACTGCCTTTTATGCATTATCTTAAACTTGGTCTTGGTTTAAAAATTTAATTTAATATTAAATAATTTCTTTGATTTTTTACCCCTTTTTTTAGATTTTACTCTTGTTTTTCTTATCTTACTTTTTTTCATGTTGATCTCATCTTTTGCATCTAACGGTCTATATCTTAAAAACCATTCGTCATATTCTGGTGTTCCTTTTTTATTTTTTAATTCTGCAAATTTATTTGTCTTTTCTGCTCGCATCTCTTCTACTGTTTCCTGATGACCTATACAATTTATGCTAAATCTTTTGAGCAACCCTTTTTGTTCCAATCTATTCTTTTCTTGCACTTCAAATAAATATTTTGACATGCATAAAATACGATCCTTATCATAATATGGCCTATTTGCATATAAAAATGCCAAATAAAAACTCAACATTGTATCTATGGTTGCCACCTTTATTTCATATCCTTGTTGTTTTATTATGTTATAACTATGGCACGCCAATGGTTCGTAAATAAATGCTACTACATCCTTCCCTACACGAATTTCATAATGTGGTGCTATTATTTCACCTACATTGGGGCGTTTAAGTATTTTCACATCTTTCACATCTATATCATGCAATCTTTCTTTTACTATTTGTGACACAATAAGAGGATCTTCAGCTAACACATCAAAATCTGGTATTTTCTCTAATTGTTTTCTTAAATGTCTTGGCATGTATTGGGAATATAAGGATACAGCATATCCGCCAAAAAAGACAACACCTTGATCCATTAGGGTTGATTTTACTGTTTCATATATTTGCTCAGATTTAGTTTCTTCTATTTGACTATCAATTGCTTTTATTGGAGTTAATGTGGATAGTTTTCTCTGAAAATCAATATGTGAGCATTGATGTGCTGTTAATGGATAATTGCGATTTAAAAGTGTTAAACGCTTAAGTACTTTTTCCCAACGAGACACATCTCCATCTGGTCTGGATAGTTCTAAATACATTCCCATTCTTAATAAATTAGGAGGTGCATACAATATTCCTGCTACTTTTATTGCTTCTTTTTTAATTGCATTAAACAGTTCTTTAGGTATATAGGAAATATCGGCTACCGGAATAAAATTAACATATACTTTATATGTGCCATGATGTTGTCCAGATTTGGCTTCTACTTCAACAAAACCTTCTTTAATATAAATATCTACTAATTCTTTTGCATTTGTTAGTGCATTCCAGCTATAAAAATCATAGTCAGGAATTTCTACATCTTTATTATAAAACTGATCTTGTTTTGGAAGAATATTATTAATTGCTGTGCCACCATAACAAATCAATTGTTTTTGCCTTAAAAAGTTTTCAACAATTCCAATTATGCGTTTAATTTCGGGAGAATTTGCAATAATTTTACCCTGTTTTTCTTCCGCAGTGTCCACTGCTTGTCTTAATATTGCCAATTCACAATCTTCAAAATTTAGGTTTTTGCATATATCATTTTTCATTATATTAATTATATAATATAATCAAATATTATTTTGTTTATTTAGAAACCGTTGTTGTATTTGTTGTATTTGTTGCATTTGTTGCATTTGTTGCATTTGTTGCATTTGTTGCATTTGGTGTATCTGTATCTGTATTTGTATTTAAAAATAATCGCCTTCTTGGACCAAAATTTGGGGTTTTTAACCAATCTTCTCGGGATTTATTTACATTGTATAAAAAATTACCCATCGTTATGTTATATTGTATTATTAAAGTATTTTAAGTAGTTTTTTTAAAATATTATATTTCATCCATTTATACTTCATATTCATCTAAAAACATTGGATTTGTTACAATTATTGGTTCTTCTTCTTTTTCACTTTTTTTTTCCTTTTTAACTTCGGTATTTAAATAATAATAAGTTGTTAAAACTGACATAAAAACATCTGTAACCATTTCCGTCAAAAATAAATCTACTTGTGCTAACAATAAATTCATATATACATACCAGTCTACCCAATTATAAATAGTTATCACATTTGTTACTTCATATGCAAAGTTTCTTATTTGTATTGGCTTTAATATGTTAATATCTTGCACACTATTTATTAGCCATGGTTTTAGTATATTATTGATACTAGTTCTCATTAAACTATTTATAAAACAATATAGTACAGCAAGGAAATATTTTCCTCCTGTATTGATCTGTATGCCTATTATTATAAAATTATCATGTGGACCAAATCTGTAATAATTTGTCCCTATTTCATTCATATGATTATATAAACTACCTATGGTAATCATTATTATTGTCATCCAAATAATTACTGCTCGGCTTACTAACTTTTCTATTAGCATTATTTTAATCTATATTTATGCATAAAATATATTTAAGTTATTTAAGTTATTTATACTTAAAGATAATTTATTATATTTATATTTACACAATTTTTATATTTAAATCTCAAATTGGTAAAAATCCGACTTCACTTCGCGCGTAGCGAAAGACACATTTGGATCTTGTGCTGGGGGATCTGGAATAGTTACTGGAATATATCGTAATTTCTCCGGTTTTAAAACAAATGCATGTCCCTCATCATTAAAAAACATATCATTCTCTTCCAAATTAGTATCTACTGTCTGATATCGCATTGCTAATAATTGGACACCATATGTTCTCATTGTGATTGAACTTGGATTATCTGGATTTGATCCCTTATCAGGCATTCCTATTGTCATTGCCAGTTTGTTATATTCTATTAATTCCACCATATCTGGAGCATTTATTATATCATAATAATGTAAGGCACGCATAAATGTTGAATTACTTGTCATATTAACATATTCATAAAATGCTTCTGACTCCATAAATGATAAATTACTCCTATCTACAACAATTGACACCTTTCCTGCCAATTTTGGCAATTCTACTGAACCAAAATTCTTACCTTGATATTCAAAACTATATTCTTTCCCCATTAACATCTCATTATGGCTTTCCAATAATTTCGCAAAATTATCATACATTTTTTGATTTGAACTCTTTATACGAAGATGTAAAATAATTGGATCAAATGGATTTGGAGCTGTTGAACTTGCAAACGCATAGTCTCTTATTATATTTAGCACATCACTAAATGGTACAGAATTAAATGTTTCCTTTATACAATAATTATCTGATGTTGATGTCGCTACAACCGGTTGATCATCTATTGAATATACTTCAAAATCTAAACCTCTTACACCTTGCTTAATTAAATCTTTCAAAACACATGTATTTACATATCCATTTTTATAATTACCTCCTGAACAAGAATTGTAAGCTGATTTAATATAATAATCTCTCAATGAATATTGATAGTTCTCATTATTTGTATCAATTGACTTTATTTTTCCATTTAATGTTCCAAATAGATTATCCATAGTTTTACAATCTCTTACTTTCATCCCATCTGAAAATAATGATCCTGAATAATAAAAATAAACCATTAATGATATTAATATTATAAATATTGTTACAATTGAAAATGCCTTTAATGCTGTCGCCTCTTGCATATTTTTTAATGAATTTAATCCTTCTTCTATTGCTTTTGTTGCACCTGTTTCAGACATATATTTATATTAATATAATATTTTTACTTTTTACTTTTTACATTTTTACTTTTTTTACATTTTTACATTTTTACTTGTTTTAAATATATACTCAAATAAAGAATTAAAAAATAATAACAATATATACTAATTATGGCCGGTGGTTTAATGCAATTAGTGTCCCAAGGACAACAAAATATTATCTTAAATGGTAACCCTTCAAAAACATTTTTTAAATGCACCTTTGCACAATACACAAATTTTGGCTTACAAAAATTCAGAGTTGATTTTGAAGGATCTAAAACATTACGGCTTTCTGAAGAATCTACTTATACATTTAAAATTCCAAGATATGCTGATCTATTAATGGATTGCTATCTTTCTGTTGCTCTTCCTAATATTTGGAGCCCTATTTTGCCTCCACAAGATCCTAATAATGATACCATTTCTCAAAATACTAATAGTGAAAATTGGGTCCCTTATGAATTCAGATGGATACAAAATTTAGGGGCAAAAATGATTTCTAAAATTACCATTACATGTGGTAATTACACACTTCAAGAATATTCTGGTGACTATTTGTTAGCATCTGTTCAGCGCGATTTTACAACCGATAAGAAAAAATTATTTGATGAAATGATTGGCAACATTCCTGAACTTAATGATCCCGCTAATGCCGGTTCTCGTGTTAACTCTTATCCAAATGCTTATTATAGTCCCGCGTTGGCTGGTCCTGAGCCATCTATTAGAGGCCGCATTTTGTATATTCCGTTGAATAATTGGTTTGGACTTAAAACCCAAATGGCATTCCCTCTAACATCCCTTCAATACAATGAATTACATATTAATGTTACATTAAGACCAATTAATCAACTATTTCAAATTCGTGATGTATTTGATTCTGTTTTTAATTTTCCATATGTAGCTCCTAATTTTAATGCTTGGTATATGCAATTTTATCGTTTTTTACAGCCACCACCTGATATCACTATTGGTATAAACTCTTATTCCGATCAAAGAACATTATGGAATGCTGACGTCCATTTAAATTGCACTTATTGTTTTTTATCTAATGAAGAAGAACGAGTTTTTGCATTAGAAGAACAAAAATATTTAATTAAACAAGTTCATGAGCAAATATTTTATAATGTCACCGGACCTAACAAAGTTGAACTTGATTCACTTGGAATGGTTTCTAATTGGTTATTTTATTTCCAACGCAGTGATATTAATTTACGCAACGAATGGTCTAATTATACTAATTGGCCTTACAATTATATGCCACAAGATGTAATACCAGCTCCATCAACTGGCGATTATTTAATTTATAGAACAGACTCAGCTGGCAATTTAGTTCCTGTAAATATTGGTCCTGGAGTAAATCCCAATGGCAACTTAACTGGTCTATTGATTACTCCTACTTATACACCTGAAAATGACAAATATATTTTGGTTGTTTTGGGTATTTTGTTAGATGGGTCTTATCGCGAGAACATGCAACCCGCAGGTGTTTATAACTACATTGAAAAATATACTAGAACTACTGGGAATGCTCCACCTGGCCTTTATTGTTATAATTTTTCTTTAAATTCAAATAATTCTGATTTGCAACCATCTGGCGCAATTAATATGAGTCGTTTCAATCAAATTGAGTTAGAATTTACTACGATTATTCCACCTCTAGATCCATTAGCACAAAGTTTAACAATTTGTGATCCTACAACAGGTGATATTATTGGTGTTAACAAGCCCACTTGGCGTATTTATGATTATAACTTTAATATGACATTGTTTGAGGAGCGTATCAATCAAGTGATCTTTATTGGTGGCAACTGCGGTTTGGCTTATGCAACATAAAGCAAAAACAAATAAAAAAGAAATATTTATTATATATTTACTATATTTATATACTACATATCTAAACTACTAACTACTTAAACATTATTTTTCAGCTTCTTTTTTTCTTCATTTAAAGCCTTTTTTGCTTCTTTCAAGGAAATACTTAGTGATTTTTTAATATCAGCTAAAGCCTTTTTTTCTGCTTCTTTTTCTTGTTTTTTCTGCTCCACTAAAGCTAATTTTTGTTGTTCTGCCTCTAATTCTGCACCTAATTTGATCCCTGTAAATTTTGAACATCCTGTTGAATGTCTTAAAGTAGGGATTTTCTTCTTTAACCAGTCAAATCCGACAGCTTTTTCCGACATAATATACATATCTCCGTCGTTTAAAATTAATTCAAATGCCTCTCCAACTGGCTCGGAATTTTGATACCATTTGAAATAAATTGGCATTGTTTCCCCCATTCTAACAGCGAAAACTTTTCGTCGTTCACCATCCCCATGAAATCCAATGCCACATTGAGAAATATCGTAATAATAATTTGCCTCACCGTTCAATAACATATCTTCCGTCCATTCGGAAATTACCTGTCTAATTCTAGACATTCTTGGAATATGTTTCCAAGCGACTACCCTACCTTTACCGTCTTCATAATTTGGCTCTTGATCTTCATCTGCAAAACAAAGATTCCATCTTGCGACTTTATTAACGACTTTTCCTCTCATTAATGCCTTTTTATCCATTGTTAATGCGTCATTTTCAGCTATTAATCCATCTGTTGTTTCTTCACCTAAAATAAACTGAGCTCCTTTTCTAATTACCAAAACTTTTGCCTCTGAAAATGTCTGATCAAATCCAACATTTAAATCAACTAATTCTGTTATTAAACCATAACTTGTTAGTTTTTGTTGAATTTGTATTAACTTTTCAACAG